CTTCTTGATGAGGATCGTTAGCCCCGCAGCGGCCGCGGCCACGGCGACCGCGCCGATCTGTGCGAGCCGTTTGGCAAGATGCCCTATGCCCGACGCGAACTTATTGAGCACGCCCCCCGCTTCGCGCATCTTGCGTGTGAATATCGAGGTTTTCGCCCCAAGTACGACTTGAAGGCTTCTAATCGTTGCCACATTTCCCCCTGGAAAAAGTCGCCAGCGTATCCAATGCCATCTTCATTTCAGCTTCTGATTGCTGATAGTACGGCCTGTCAGAGAACATCATAAAATCTCCGACCTTATTCGGCGGCTCGTTCTCGGCGCGCCAGCGATTGCTGAGCGTGCACGTGGTTATCGCCTGCCGGAGATCGGCCCGCTCTTCGCCGAACGGCTCGATATTGTAGTAGGCCACCCATTCCGAAAGTTCGGGGCTGTCGATCTCCGATAGCAACCGGCGCACCGTCATTCCGAGGGCCAGAGCTAGGCGGAAGATGAATCGGCGCTCTGGCCGCCGTCGGAGTTTTTTTCCAATTCCTCAACGTCCGCCGCGGTCATGAAGTTGATCTTCATCGCGGCCTCAAACACCCGGCTGAGCGCCGCCCCGGATTTTTCCCCTAGCGCCGCGATATCATTATCTGAAAAGACCCGCTTGCCGTCCTGGCCACAGATAACCCGCGCGGCGAGTTTGGCGCGGAAGTTTGGGTTTCCGGTGTTCTGCGCATCGATCCAGTTTTTTTCAAATGCATCGCGCTCGGCTCCGGTAAGCGTGCGGATATAAAGGCTGCCGCCCCATTCCGGCACCTGGACTTCTTGAATTGTCTGATCCTTCGCCTCTAAAATCGCCTGCCGTGTAAGCATCTGTTATCTCCTATGAATGTGTGCCCACAACAATTGCGCCCGTGGCCTTGAGCGTCACCGAACACGTCAGCTCCCCGTCAACAGCGGCCCCGGGCGAAAAGTTAGTCGGGAATGCGGTGAATTGGTAATCCGTACTTGTCGCGTCGGGCCATTCGATGTGATAGACCGCCGGAGTGCCCGCACATAGATCAGTAAGTATCTGGTTATGATTCGTGTCATCCGGCTCAAATCGCAGTTCCAGCGTCACCTCGCCCGCGTCATACGGCCCGGCGATAAACGTCTTTGCCGCCGCGTCCAGGTCCGTTGTCTCGATAGCCGTCGCCGAGACCGACACCCCGTTGATCGAAGCGATTTTGCCTATCGCGGTTGAAACCTTTTTAAGCACTGTCCCCTTTGCTGTATCCGCCATTTGTTTACCCCCTGAGCGGCGCTAAGTCGTAACCGCGCCCGAAATCTTGAATGTGATTGAACCCGTTATTTTGTCGTCCACGTTTGCCGTCGGCGACACCCCCGTGACAATTGCCGAGAAGTCGTATCTTGACGGCTTGGCCACCGTATGCGTGCCGGAACCGGCATCCGTAAGATTCACCGGGACCGCCCCCGCGATAGCGAGGGCATTGGTCGTATACGCCTTGAAGGTGTCGGCGGCGACGTACTCGGCAAAATACGTTGTCCCCGCAACCAAGGGGTCCGGCAATACGCCGGTCGTCGTGAACCGGATCGGCTGGCCCGTTGTCAGGCCATGGGCCGTGGTCGTCGTGATGACTTCGGAGGTTGTGTTGACGCTATCGACGGTCTTTGTGGTGTCGCCGAAGTCGGGGTAGCAAATCTGATAGTTATCCGCCGTTCCCGCCTTGATCTTTGTCACCAACCCGTTATGCGTCGCGTTGTCGGGCTCATAGTTGACCTCAATGGTCACTTCCCCACCGTCATACACGGCGGAAGCCAAGAACGTCTTGGCGTCGTCGTCAAGGGTCGTGGTCTCAACAGCGGCCATCGAAAAACTTGGTCCGGGTATGCTTAGGACCTCGGCGATATTTGTGAACTCTTCGGTTCCGGCCCCGTCGCCGGCCTGAATGAGCGTGTGTTTACTCTCCTGAGCCATAAGCTCCCCCTATTCCTATTCATTGACAAAGCATTCGATGTCGATTCGCCGCCCGAATCGCGGTGTCTCGGGGTCCGGCGAGGCCTCGAACGCGTCGCTGTCCCCTATGACTGTTATCCACTGGAAAACCGTACTATCCGATGTGCCGTGATAATCCTTCAGCGCCGCCATCGCCGCCGCTGCCGTTGTGACCGCCTGCGTATAGTTGCCGGCCCAACATGAGATCTCATAGGTCGGCGCGGCGTTGCCGGTCTCCCCGGTGAGCTGGTGCAGTTTGCCCCCGGAAATCTTCTGATAAACAATCGCCGGAAGCGTGGTCCCCGCCGGTATCACGCGCGGGTAAATGCGCGAACTCACAATCGCGGCGTTGACCAGGATTGTCCGAATGCCCCCCTCGATGCTCATTCCGCCTCAGCTATCCCCGCCCATAAGGCGCCTTCAATATCCCGGGCCATGCGATTAACATCGCGGTCAAACGGCCTGCGAATAAACGGGTCTTCCGGCACTATCGCGGAGCCCGTCATGTGGCCCGTTTCCACGGGAAAGGCCGGCGTCGTGGTCTCATCCTCGCTTAACGTAACTACCCGCATCGAGTATTGCCCCGCCCGCCGCCTGCCCGCCCTAATGCGGATGCTCTGCACAAGCGAGCCGGTCAACCGCGGGGCCATGGCTTTCGCCTCATTGGCAAGGGCCTTCGCCTGCGGGCGCAGCGCCTTTCTGATCACGGCCTTTGCCGCCTTAGGCTCCATGCGCTTAAGCGCTTTTTCGAGCTCCACCGCCCCCTCAAGCCGCATCGTTATCACGTCAGCACTTCCTTGCAGGACAGTTCCATTTCGCGGTCGCGCTCGTAGAGATTGGCCGCGAACTGAATCTCAAAGACCCGGGCGCCGTAGAGAATCCGCATCTTGGGAGTCAGCCCGGCCAGATACCGGATTCTGATGGTGTGGGTCATGTCGGCGACAACCTGGTCGCCCGCTAGGCCCTCCCCGCCCCTTATGGGCCGGATCTCGGCCCACACCGTAGCGAACGTGGTCCAGGTCCGCGTGACAGTGCCGATGGCATCCTGCGAGTCGGACGCCTGCTGCACGATAACCCGCTCTCTAAGAGCTCCCGCCCTCATACGTATTGCACCTTGTACTGCGCAATGAGCGCATCAACGGCCATTGGCACAGTCTTCAATTCGACAATCGATGTCGCCTCGCGGTTTTCATAGAGGTGCCCCACGAGGAGGTAAATAATCTGCTTGAGGCCCGCGGGAACTTCAGCCGCGGTCGCCTCCCCGCATGTAAATGTGATTGTGACCGATTTCGATATGCCGCGCGTGGCCGGCCAGGATTGCCCGTAGGCCAGGTATATCCGACCGGGGATGCTGTCTATATCGACAGTGTAGACGCTACTGGCGAGTATCTGTAATGCCCCGTCGGTATCCAGGTATTTGATCGATGCCGTCTTCAGCGGCGCGCGGGGGATCTCAAGGGCGCCGGTCCAGAAGCCGTCCAATATGAGGCTGCGCGTCGCCAGGACACATTGGCGATCAGTCATCTCCTCGACGTACTGCCGGGCCACCCCTATCATCTCGTCAATGGGCGTATCATCGGTAACGTGGTCGATGCGGAGGCGCAATTTCACCTCAGTTGCCGATATTGGCTCGACCGCAGGGGCACTCGAGAGCGTTAGGATGCTCATTTGTCGGCCTGTTCACGCGGTGCCTTGACCGCCTTGCGTTTAGGTATATTGCGAACCGGGACGGCGATACCGGCGCGGATCAGGTCTTTGGCAATCTTCGGATCCAGATCGCGCGTCTCGCCCTCATAGACGGCGAAGTTTATACCGACTGCATTTTGTAAGATTTCAACTTTCATTAAATCGTCACCATCGCCCATCGGGCGTATGCCTGCGGCATTGTTCACACGCTCGTATCGGTGCTTGTGCCTCCACCGGCCATTATTAGTTCCAAATAAGATGCGCTGGTGCGCAGTTTGAAGTCGGTCGTGGGGTCATCTCCTGCCCCCGCCGCGTTATCCGCGTCCCAATTCGACATCACGGCGAAATACGTCTCTGCGCCGGGGACCACCGTCCCCCTATCCAATGCAACTGAGAAAGCGGTCTCAGGCGATACCAAAGGATCATTTAGATCGCGCCTGCCGACTTCCGCCGTCGAAGGGTCTATGGCCAGATTGAACCTAAGAAGTCCCGTCACCGGCCAGGATGTCATTTTGCCAATGACGTAATCCGATGTTGCCGCTGCGGTCCAGCCGATGGCAATGGCGGCTGTAAAACGCAACCTAGCGACCAGTATCTTGCCGCAAACGGCTGCTGTCCCCCCAAAGTTCATAAATCCTCTACCGCACTGGAAGTCCCCCGGCGTCTGGACCTGTCCGGCACACCATACCAAAGTGCCGCTAGCTATCGCTGCGGCGACCTGAACGCCGGTTGCGAGATCCCAGTCCGCATGGCCGCTTGAGTAAAACGATCCTTGTACGGTCGCCGAGATTGTTAAAGGATCAAGGTTGATCCGACCATCGGCATCCGGAGTTATCCCCCGCATGTCCAGACTTGCCGAATCGGCTTGAATCGTCGTCTTGCCCGGCCACTTCGCCTGCCAGTCATCAAAGAACACGCCCAATTTCACATCAGGCACGTTCTGGAATTGCCAGCCGTTCTCGACGAGTTGGACGTTCGGCGAGTGCGCGACCGTGTAACCTATAACGTCATCGTAGCCGCTATCGGCCCTCAACACATCGCCGAAGCGCCTCATACGCACAACGGCTTCGACAAGCTCGCCCTTGCGCACCTGCGGCGTCATCGTTATCCATTCGTCGCCGCACTGCACACGATACGCAGCGGTCTTGGCGTCGCGCATCACGCTCAGCAAGCCCTCAATGGGCTGGAGAATGCCGTTGTGCGTGCAGAACTTCGGCGCGGAGTGAATCCGCAGCGTCCTGCCGAACCGCTCAGTTGTCGCGTTGACTATTTGGCCCGTCGCCATTATGCAATAGCTCCGTACACGGATACAAAGATCGTGCCGTCAGCCGTTCCGACGCGCTTGTGATGAACATGCGTCTTCCCCCGGCACGGAATCCGATGTGTCAGCCCGCCCGCGTACCATGCGCCGGTCGTACCGGCGAATTGCGTCGCCGCCGTGTCCAGGGCGATATAGGTATCAACCGACAGGGCGACGTCAATGAAATACGGCAGGGTTACAACCCCATTGAAGGCTATCCCATTGTCCCCGCCATTATCCCATGTAGTCGCAACCGTGCCTGTGCCGACAGTCGCCTGCGCCGGAGGTGACAAGGCCGCCAATAGTGTGGCCAGGTTTCCGCCCGTCTCTTTGGCTATCGTCGCGGTCGAATCTTGCCGAACATAACCGCCACCGCCACCAGTCACCAAGGAATCGGTGTTGGTCTTGATAGTCCCCGTATCTCCGTCGATGGTCCCCAGAAGCGTATTCGCGGCGGCCTGAACGATCTCCCCCAGGTCCGTTTCGGTGTCGTCAAAGGCAATGCTTACAAGGTGTATCGCACCCGTGACCGTATTGAGTCGCTGGCCGTAGACGCCGCTGAGTGGTACTAATGCCATTTTAAGCCTCCCCTAGCGGGGCGAGCCGAAGCCCGCCCTGCATGATCGCTCTCTTGCGATTGATTCGCCGCTATTCCAGAAACTTCTCGCACAGCGGCAGGTGCGCCTCGGTCAATTTCTTCTGCTTGTCCAGAGCCTTCAGAGCGTCAGCCAGCAGCCTCTCGGACGCCTTGGGCAAGTCAATGTCAGTGCCATAATCGACCTCCCATTTGATCGTCATGGCTCCGCCGTCGCCCTCTTTGGCCATGCGCCCATCGGCCACGTCGTCATCGAACGCCAACGCTTCCCGTGTCTGTCTAATTGTCTTGACCGTCGTAAAATCGCCTTCTGCCGGCAAGACCTTCAGCAGCAATAGTCGCTCTGTCACTGTCAATAACATTGTGCCTGCCCTTTCTCTGTTAAATCCAGGCCCCCGCCACGCGACGGGGGCCATACCGATTATTCCTAGCGATTCAACGCAATGTAATACTGCGCCCCATTGGCGTACACTTTGAGTCGTGCATCCTGAGTACCTGGCACAGCTGCAATCTCCAGGCACGTTCCTGCGTCGCTGTTGAAGGACGAATCAAAGGAGAACAACTGGTCGTAGCCTGACGACTTGGTGGCGAAGCCGACCCACGCATCCGGCCTAGTTCCGCCGGTCGTGGCGAAGATACCAAACTCATCACCACTAACCGTGCCGCTCATCTGGTTGTCGCACCAGATGGGGGCCACGCGCGACCCAGCATCACAGGTGCTTAGTACGGGACTCGCCA